CCTGCGGTGGTCGTCTGTGATGCGAAGTCCTGTACGCTCGCTGTGGCCGTCTGCAGGCCGCTGACGATCTTTCCGATAGCCGAGTCTGCGCTGATCCCGATGGCGTCGAATAGGTCGGACACGCCGCCGAGGATGGCCCCAAGCTTGCCGAACGCATCCGAGATTTCCGCGTACCGCAGAGCCTCCTCAAGCGCTTCCGTCTCGGCGTCCGCGAGTTCCCTCCACTTAGCGATCTCTTCGTTTAGAGCCGCAACAATCGCCGGGTCGGTCGCGGCATCTCGCCTTTGCTGAAGCTGGTTGATGGCCTCCTGCGTCTCCGCAACGATGAGGTCGCGCCTGATCGCAAACTCCTGGCGTACCGATAGCGTGCCATCCTGCAGTTGTCTTTGTAGGATGTCGGTCTGGCTCTGCCCGATGGCTGTGATGGCATCCGCGTTCGCCTTGGCGGCCTTTTCGTCTTCCTTCCACGCCTTGATCTTCAAGGCGCTCTGCTTGGCGATATTGCCCTCGGCGTCCTTCGTCATCTCGTCCCACGCCTTCTTGGCTAGCTGTGGGACGTCCTTCATCGCTGCGGTTTGAGCGAACGCCTGGATCGCTGGACGTAGGCTGTCCGGGATCTTCGCGCCCTTCTCGGCAAGGCCGATTAGCCGTTTGCCCAAGTCGTCAAGATCAACGCCGGTTGCCTTGCCGCTCTGCTGAAGTGCTATGAAGGATGCCGCAATCCGATCAACCTCTGCCTGCGCCTTCGCTCCAGAAAGCGTGTCCATCTCTCTCTGGAGTTCTTTGGAAACGCCGGCGCCACCCTCACCCCCACCAATCTCGGGCATCCGAGCCGTACCCTTGGCGGTCGGAAGCTGCATGTAGTTCTTCCATGTCAACGACTCTGGCGACAGGGCGGTGGCTAGGCCCTTTCCCGCAGCTACTTCAGCTTCGGCCCCGGCCTTGCCGATAGCGTTGATGCTAGCTAGCGCTTCGGTTGGACTGATCTTAAATGTCAGCGCATCCTTGAGCACCTTCGCCTGGCCGACAATCGTCTCGACCTTCGCGGTGAAAATTCCCGCCACGGCAGTCATGGACTCGCCAACGATACGAGCGAGGTTGACGAACCCGTTCAGGAATATCTCGACCACGAACTTGACAGACTCGGCTGTTGTCTTTAGCTGCTCGTCTGTCTGGAACAGACCCTTCAGCACGTCACCTAATGCAGCTTGGACGCCTACGGCTACCGAGTCGTAGAAGTTTGTCCATACGACGTTAAACTTCTGGATCTGCTCGGCAGTAGTGAGGGTGACTTCGCCTAGCGACTTCACCCGATCCTCGGCCGACTTCAATGCCGCGCTATAGACCGCCGTAGTCTTTTCGGCCTGAGACATGGCCGTGACGGTCGTGCCGTGAGCCTTGGCGTAGGCCTCGTAAGCATCTTTCGCCTTGACGACGATGCCAATGTTGTCGAGGATTTTGGGCGAACCGCGCCCCAATCCAATAATGAGGTCGTCTAGGGACTTCTTCGCGTCCTGACCCATCGCCCGGCCAAGGGAGGTGGCCGCCGAGGCCAGAGTCTTCATCTCGCCTGCCGTTATTGGCAGGCCGAGCATCATGGCCTTGTTCGCGGAGGCCATGAGGTCGTAGTTGCTGATGAGCCCCTGAGATCCTTCCTGCGCCGATTTCAGTATCGCAGAGGATGATTGTCCAATCGACGCCGCCAGGGCATCGAACGATCCGCCAATCTTTGCGACTTCACTCCCGCGCTGGACGAGCTCGACCATGCCCGCGCCGAGATCACGAACGCCACTCAAGAGCGCATTGGCGGCTATCCGGCCTACTTCAAACGCACCGCCAAAGGCGAGTCCCTTCTTGAGCGAGTCACCAAACCCGTCGAGAAAGCCCTTGGTTTCTTTGACCTTTGTTCCAAGAGATTCGACAGCCTTGGCCTCATTCAGTAGGGCAGAGATGAATGCGTCCCTGTGCTGTGCAGGAACCTTCTGGAGTTCCTCTAAATACTTGGCGGTTTGTTCACTGGATGCGCCGAGCTTCTTTAGGGCCTCGATGGCGCGCACCACGCTGGCGTCTACACCGCTAGCGTCTACTTCGAGCTTCGCCTTGACAGACCCTAGATCAATCCCGCCCATTCAGCTCACCCCTAGAACGGCACCGGATCACGTAAGTCCGAAGGCATCATGCACCCCACCGCCCCCGCGTCCTTCCCGACAGTCACCCGCACCCGCACCAGCCCCTGCGGAGACAGCGGCAACGGCTCCGGCGCACAGACGCCAGGATTGACCGACGCCTCAACCGCCATCCCCTCGGTCATCTTCAGGACCGTCCCGCGCGCGCACACGGCCTCCCGCTGGGCCGCCGCCGATGCCGCCAACTGCCAGCGTAGCGCCTTGACCCGCCCCGTAGCCTTGACGTAGGCCAGCCGGGCGTCGATCTCTGCGGACGTGGCCTCAAGGCATAGCCTGAGCGCCTCAGATGACGCCCAGAGCGTCGCAGGCCGGGCCACCTCACGAGGAGTCGGCTTCCCCTCCGCAGGCCCACCTAGCAGCATCGTGGCGAGAACCAGGGGGATCATTCAACGGCCTTCGGGTTGTACCCGGGCGGCGGATACTGCTCCACGAATCGCGCGAAGCTCGTGTTCTGGAAGGCGCCGAATGCGGACGCGATGATGTAGGTAGACCATGCCGCCAGCAGACAGTCCCGGTTCCACAGGCGCTGCCGCCCGCGCATGAGAGAGAAAAGCTCGGCTGGCTGGAAGCGATCTGCCTGCCAAGGCCACAACTGGAGTTCGGCCGCCGCGTCGTCTATCCACCGATCGAACTCCTTCGAGGATACTAGCCGGTCTTTTTGATTGGAGCGATCACCATCTGTGGCCTTTCGTCCGCGCCCTCGTCTTTTCCCCCGCCCTCCTCCTCGTCCGTCGTGATCGGAGGGTTCCAGCCCATGACGCCCGACGCCAGCATGCCGACGATGGCCTCGGACAGCGGCTTGTAGATCGACCCGCCGGCCGCCACCACCGCCTCGAGCTCCTTCGACACCCAGTCCTCGGTCACCTTGGGCCCGTTGTGCCGCAGGCCGAAGTAGATCAGCGCCTCCTGCGCCTCAAGGCGCCCGCCTAGCGTGGGCTTCCCGTCTACGAGCGGAAACGCTTTCGCATAGACGAAATCCTTGATATCGCAGTCGAAGCGTTGCTCTATTTCCAGCCGCTCCTTACGGGTGTAGCGAACCAGTCGCTTCTTCCCGCCCAGTTCTACGAAATATTCCTTTGCCACACTTGAACCTGGATCCTTTCTTGGATTAGGAGGTTCCCATCGTGAATGCGTTGAACGCACGGAACATGACCTTCATCTGAGAGACTTCGCCGGGCTTCTCGTCCAGCGTGTTGAGGTCGCCGTCGATGATCGCCGTGAGCGTCCACTCCGGGTTGCCCGAGCTCGCAGCGGTATTGTGCTTGCGGGCCACCACGTCAAACCCAGTCGGTTGCCAAAGCGAACTCACTGGCGTATTCCCGACGAGGCTGGACGAGCTAGCATTGTCAACATAGGTGGTCGCCGCACTCGCCAGCGATGCGAGTAGCACGCCCGTCGTAGAGCCGCCTCCGGCGATCTGCGTCCGGTAGATGTTCTTCCCAGTCGCAAACCAGTCAGTCGGCACCGGAATCGCCGTGAGACTCACCTGAGAGTCCGTCGTCGAGGCGACCGTCACCGATGCATACGTAGACGGCGATGTCTCGAACGCTGGATAGGTGAACGTGACCCAGTAGCGGTACGCACCGACGGCGAGGTTCCCGGTGGAGCCGGCGAGCGCGGCCGTGGGCGACGTCGCCGGCGTCTTGGTGCTTGGCGTATTGTCGTTCAGCAGGTGCGCGCGCAACACCTGCTCAACTGACGTTGTGGAATGGTCGCTCCAGAACGTCGCCTCGATAGATGCGGTGCCCATGCCCGCACGGAATCTGCGAGACGTGTCGCCCATCGCCGTGACGTCGCGGGTTTCCTCGCCGTCATTGACGACGAGCTGGATACAGTGGTCAGAGAGATCGTAGCTGGAGACGGTTATGTAGCCGTCCCACGAAACTTGTATGGACACGCTATCGCCTCCGTCCCTGTCCGACTACGAAGAAGTGGTGGCCAGCGTGGTGAATGAGGCATAGGGCAGGAACTTGACCTTGATCTGGCTCACCTCACCGGGCTTCTCGTCCAGCATGTTTACATCGCCGTCTACGATGGCGACCATCGCATACTCGGGATTGTTCGGGCCCCGATTCGAGTTGTCCTTCCTGACGGTGACGTCGAATCCGGTCGAGGTCATCGTGATGAGCGGCGTTAGCGTCTGGTTGACGGAGCTGGTTGCCACGTCACTCCAGAACGTGCAGTCGATCGAGGACGTGCCCATGCCGGCGCGGAAGCGCCGGGAGGTATCGCCCATCGCGGTGACGTCACGGCTCTCCTGGCCGTCATTGACGGTCGCCTGGAGACAGTGGTCGGAGAGATCGATGCCGTTGACCAAGACACGAGCGTTATAACTGACGATTACAGCCACGGTAGCCTCCTGTTTCTAGGGCACATGGCAGGATCGCCGGCCCCGCTTGTCTTACGCGCTTTCATCAGGCGCGCTCCTTCATGGCTTCGAAGTTGACCGAGAAGTGGTGCTGTGCGTTCTCGTCGTCCGGCGGCAACGGTATCGGCGGCTGCAGCGCCCGCACGTGCAGATACCGCGTCGCCCCTAGCGTCGTATTGCTCAGGTAGTCGAGCGCCTGATAGATCGACTCGGCCATCGCCTGCGTATCCTCGAAGTCGTCTAGCTGCCCGTACACGGCCACGTTGAACCGCGGAACCTCGGCGATCGGATCCCCCAGGCTCGGGCCCATCGCACGTATCGGAGCACGTCCACCGTAGGCGATCACGGACACCTGGATGTCCGTTGACGATGCCGTTTCCGGAACGGGCAGGGTCCACAGATTCGTCCCGACCGTGAGCCCAGGGACGGCGCTCTCGAGGTAGTTGGCGATCTCGGCAGCGAGCATTACCGTCCACCCATACCGGAGCGAATCCGGCCGGCGAGCCGTCCGAGCATTCCCTGCGTTGCGTTGAGCACGGGGATCTCGAGGAACTTAAATTGGCCTGTGCTCGCCCAGTGGCGGTACTTCTGCCCGCTCGGGCTGACGCCGCCCGTCTTGCCGGCGCGCGGATTCTCATGGACGCTGGCCGCGTAGGGCCCGGAGTAGCCGAGCGTCACGGACACCGTATCGCCCTCGATCTTGGCGCTTTCATCAATGAAGGCGTGATCGCGCCTTAGCTCGCCGGTATCCACCGGGACGTAGCGCGCTTGGCTCTCTGCCTGGATCGCCCGCGCCTCCTCGTAAAGCGCTTGCGCGGCAGCCAAACGCACGTTCCCGCCCAGCGCCGCGAGCTTGCGCAGCACTTCCTCGAGGCCCGTGATCGTGACCGTTTGAGTGGTCGCCATCAGACGTAGACCTCGTAATGGTGTGGGCCCTTGTGGTCGTAGTGCGGCTCGACGCTCAGGATGGGCGGCTGCTGTGGGGTGAAGCCTGTCGGTAGCGTGATCCGATCGCTGATCCCGATGGCTGCCGTCGTCCCGTTCAGGTCGTAGGTCGGTGTGAAGATGCGCGTCTTCGACACCACGTCACGCGATGTCTGGTCCTTGACGATGGTGCTCTTGAACTCGATGCGGGCCTTGAACGTGCTCGCGGAGGCGTAGAGCCGCCGCGCGTACCCCCCGGATGTCCCCGTGCAGTGCTCGACCACGATCTCGTGGATCATCGGGGCGAGCAGTTGCCGGTCGAGCGCCACTAGTCCGTCTCCTCAGAGCGGGTGCTGCGGGTCACGTCCAGCGCGCCGACCAACTCGCTGTCGAGCATGTCCACCGTGAACGACGGCCGAACGAGCGACGTGTCTTCCTCAGTCGCCGTCTTGTCTGCTACGAAGATGGCACCAGCGGACGGCATCGCCGGATCAGCGACCGTAGCGCCCGCGCTGATCGTCTCGCTGATCGCGCGCATCTGTTCAAAGCGCTGCGAGTACGAGATGCTGAGTTGACCTTCCTTCAGGTCTGCCAGGCGGGCGTACTGCGCTGCCAGTCGATCAGCGCAGAGGGAGGCGGCAGCGCGGACGCTACCGCCTTCGCTCAGTGAGAACTCTACTTCCTCGTCGGTGAGCAGCGGATCAGTGCTATCGGTGTCGCCGACATAGAAACGCACCTTGTCTATGTCGCGCGGCATCGTGTCCTGATACGTCCAGCTCACACGCTACCTCGCCGCCAGATACGCCAAACTGACGGACCCGCCGGCTGTGGATGCAATAGCCGAGAATCCCTTGATCCCAGCCAGGCCCGAGAGGGTCCGCGCTGTTACCGTGTTGAGCTGGTATCCCGTCGAGCAGCCGCTCGTCGTCGTGATGTCGAGCCAGATGTTTCCAACGCCCAAATTATCGAGCTGGAGAAACGTCGCTCGAAAGTTCAGGTTGTTGTCGTCGGACGTCGCAGCGGTAGTCCCGAAGGAGACGGCATTCCCACTGGTGGTTACCGTGATGGTCCCTTGTAGGGCCATGACGGCTAACTCAGCTCATAGAAGAACGGATAGATCACTCCTACCGTCGCTGCGGTCGTCGCGCAGGTGTAGTTGAGGTACTGGTAGGTGTCGGTGCTCCCCACCACATGCTGCTTCAG